AAAGAGTAGGCGGTGCACAGCCTATTAATATTAATTTTATAAATTTTTACAATCATGAAAAAGGATTTTATTACCGTGACCCCTGACACTGGGGGGGGTAGCCAACAGGTTCAAGTAACCGCTGACACTAACCCTAGTTTGGCAAGTCGTGAAACTACATTAAACTTCTCCGCTTCGGGGGGGGGGCTTTGAAAAGCGTTAAAGCCGTTCAAGCAGGTGTTTCGTTTGCTTGTTATTTAGGCACATACACCCTTGATAGTAGGTTAGAAAAAGGTTGGTTGACTGCTGCCGATATGGCTGTCCCGCCACAAATTGTGACAGTTGATAATAAGCAAATTTTAAATCTTACTTTGTATTGGGATGTTTATCCCCGTGGTGACCAACAATTCTCTCCCACTTTAGGTTTTCAAGTAATTTTGGTTTATCCTGAATCGGCTATTCAAAGCGAATCGGATAAATTGCTTGTAAAGGACTTAACAAGTGGTCAGTTTATAGCTCCAGGAAACTACACTACTAAAAAGATAGATTTAGGAGACTTTATTTATGAAAGAGGGGGTTATAGTTATAGTGCGGCGTACAACTCACAAAAAGATGTTCAGGTATGTTTGGGCAACCAAGATACAGGAATAGTGCAAGCAATACAAAATTATTCCTTGTATTACCCTAGACCAGAGTACTAGCCTTATTAGTACATAATTTTGAATTTCCCGGAAAATTTTCCGGGATTTTCTTTGTTATGTCAATTAGTCTGCTTACATTTGTGCTGTCAATTAAAACAAAAGAATTATGAAAGCAACAGTACAAGTTATTGCCCCAATGATGGGTGACGAAATTAAACAGTTTTATGTGGTACTTTCACGTATTAGCGAAAGCCGTGACGCAGTTGATTTAAGCAAGTGGGTCGTTCCCTATATAGAAACACAGTGCCCGACGTTTAGATGCGGCACTGGTGGACATCATTTGTGGGTGAAGCACCAAGACGCTATGGAGGAAAACATGATATTTGTGGAGTTTTAAGAAACTCCACTAAACGTATAACAAATCACAAGATTTATTAACCAATTAAATAAGCAAATTATGGACATTAACAAGAAAAAGATGGTATTTGTGGCGTTGAATGATGTGCTAATCAAATCAGCTAACCACCCGCCAAAAGGTATCTGGGACATGCAAGTGAATATGGAGCTTGTTAACCAACTGGCACGCCTGAACCCACTGGCTATCCTAATCGTAGAAAACGAAACAACGGTTGGAGCCACCATGCACCCATCCCTCTACAATGCGAAATTTATGTACGTGTTGGCAGTGCTGCAAGAAGCAACCGGGCATGGCACATTTGTAGCCGGGCAATATTGCGGTGCAGCAGACGAGGACACGATTTTAAAGACCGCATTGCCACGTTCTACCATGTTGGAAGCTATGTATCAGGAGTTCCTAACGCAGTCTCGTATAGACGTTGAAAAGAGCGAACTGGTTATGATTGGCTGCAACGATGTACACGTACAAACGGCGGACAACATTGGTTGTGATTATGTGGACTGTAACCAACTGATTGGAATGGAGTTGCCAGAACCGATGTACAAGCTCGTAGACGTGGAAACGAATGCGGTGGTTATTGACCCCGATAATCAAGCCATTTTGGAAAATTTGCCAAAAGAGTTCGCTTTGCATCGTGCAAAACAACTCAACCTCGGTCAGCCTGACCCCCGTGTGGCTGTTGTCCCTAACTTATGGACAGCCCCGAAGCCACTAGAGCACAAACATTTTGAGGTAGACATGAGCAAGCTGAAAGGCAAGAAAAAGAAAGTAGCTATGGGAATTGTGAAAGGAGGGAAACAGTAATGGCAGTAGTTAAGAAGGATGATTTAGAAAGAATTGCAAAGCGTCTTGCGAATGAAAATTACCAAGAAGAAATTCGTGAAAATACTGAAGCATTGCGCTTGCATATACTGGCATATATGGAGAAAATTACTCCTGCTGATGTAATAACAGCTTTTAAACTGTATCCACAATATTTCAAGCGGACTGACAGGTTTGGTTTCCCTAGTTACAACTACAAACAGTATTTGCCCGAAGACTGGGGTAGCCGTACTTTCCACGGTTATGTGGACTTAAACTGTGAAATTCCAATGGCTGATGACGGTACTTATGAAGTGATGCAGAAAGTTCCAGAAAATCACTATATCAAAACACTGTTGCGTAAATTCTTTCAGTTGGAAAAAGAACGGTACTTTATGGAGAAACGTTTGAAATGCGTTTTCCAAACGACCCGTTTTACAGACACCAAACTGAAAGCGCAGTTTCCAGAAGCTTATAGGATATATTTGGACATTATTACATCAGATACCTATGATGAAGCAAAAATGGCTGACGGCGCAACTGGTACTCTTTGTGACACTATTGAAAATTTGCGTGCCCAACTAAAGAGCAATCGTGATGTTAAGAAAGATGTATAAACTGGGATGGTTCGCAAAGTGGTGGTTTGCCAATTTGCGATTTCCCTTTGTGCTTGACAATTTAAGCAAAGAGGAGTTTTATACCGCTTTAACGTGGTTCCTCTTTGCTTGCAAATGGTTCCCGACAGCCAAAGTGTCTATACGATGGGGTTACACTCTACGTCATACTTATATTACCGTGCGCAATGCGCCGGGCAAACCGACGCAATTTGACATCAATGCGAGTGCTCAATGTTGGCGGGACTGGCGACCCAATGGTTGCTCCTACCTGTTTAAGCAGGAAAATAACGAAATTTATGAAATAACGTGGGACACCCCACCTAAAGAATAAGACTATGTTTATATACATTAAAGGAATACCCCGGCAGGGGGCAGACAACATGGTTTGTCGTAGAGTATCTGACATTTACCAGATATTATCCGTGTACAAAGCTACGAATAAAGAAGAATACCGTTTCAGCATTGTATTTGACGATGCGACTGCTATGCTTTCCCAAATCTACAAAAGTCGTGAGGAAGCAGAAATGCACCAACTTGCAGCGGTAAGCATGATTAACGCTTTGGAGCTGCTTGAGTATCGTAGAAGAGTAGGTGACAATTCAACGGTATATTACCAATTTGTAACTACCGACACCAGTGACGGCAAAGCTAAATTAATGACTTTGCCTATTAATGAAAAATTCCCAGTATTCACGCTTAACATTTAGAAAAACATGAGAGTAAATTACACGTTTATATTCACTTTAGGCGAAAACCCTAAACGCTACCGATTTAATACGGAATTACGAATCAGTGGCGATTTTAATGCCCAAGATATGTTAGATGTATTTAATGCACAGGCACGGTCAATGGGAGTGCCTTCACCTCGTTTGCTTGCATGTTTTCACACCTACGGAAACACTAAGTTTCCAAATTTTTGTTATACAAACATCCCGGAATGTGTAGCAGTGGGTTGTAACAGATGTCCTTTTAAAAACCTCGCAAATAGTATCCCAATAACAAAATACGAACCTATAAAGGGTCAGTCGGTCTATAACTATGTTTGGGAAGTGCGGTACTTTACAGAAGAGGGTGTGGGGTTAATTAGAACTATGCGTTTTAAAATGCGTGGAACAGAAACTCCGAAATTACAAGATGTTTTGGTTTACTTTGATAATTTGGACAAAGCTAGCCCGGATTATGATGGCAGAGAAAAACATGTTATCGGGGTGAACCTGCAAGCCACAGAGGAAACCGGGGAATTTACCACTACACAAAACGCCGACCAGTTTTATCCTGACCAGCCCTACGAACTTTTTTGGGTGCGGGTAAACGACATGAGCCAGAAGAACCCAAAGGCTGAAACATGGATACCGGGCTTTAAACAGAACGGCAAGATGTGGAGCGTACTGGGTGAGCTTGAAGACCCGGACAGTGAAGAAGACACACGTCCTTTTAACGATTGTCCGTTCCCTAATTACAAAGTTACACAATAAGCATAGAGGTGATTTGCTTGCTCTATATGCAATTTAAAATAAGAAGCCGGACAGTTAGTTCGGCTTTTATTATTTAAGCCCGTATAGACGCTTAAAAATGGACGAACAACTGGCATGAGCCGTGATTTGTGCGTATATTTACACGCTCCTAATTGCGTAGGGAGAAATTATTAACTTAATTTTCAAATCATGGAAAAAGACTTTATTACAGCAACCCCCGACACGGGTGGGGCAGGTACGACACAAGTAACCGTCACAGCGGAAGAAAACACTGGGAGCGCTCGTGCTACTTCCCTAAATGTGGGTAACGGGCAGATAGCTCGTACAGTAGCCATTTCCCAAGCGAAAGAACTTGTGGAATGTAACATCACCGTTAAATGGATGAAAGGCACGGGAAGTGATGGGGCACGTGCGATGATGTTTGAAGCATATTGCGACCAAGATGTTGCAAGCAATTTGCAGGTAGATTTCACTTTTGAGCAGGCTGACCCGACTGGCGAATTTGTGTACAGCACGCCAATCAGTATCTTTATTGGCAAAGGTGATAACCAGAGTGGAACTTATGAATGTCCTTATTACGATTATGCTTTCCGTTTTAAGGACAATACGGCAACCATTAGCCCGGCACAAGACGATGAGTATTACTATTCGTTTGTTGACTTTGAAAGTTATTATCCAATCATTACTATTAAGCCGCTTAAAATTGCGTCCGGTGGTTCAACACGCTATTTGAAACTAAACGCTTCTGGCAAAGTAGCGACTACCGTGGCGGCTCTAGCGACCGTTTATTATAATGATGGTACATCACCAGAAAGAACGACTTTGTATATTCAAAAGGGGCAATCTCTTGGGGATAACCAGACATATTTTGGCGAACGAGCTGAATATGCAGTTATTTCAAACGGAACTCCAACCGAAGGAGGAGGGCAAATTTTTGAATATGACAGTACGCCATTATATCGCTAATATATTAACCGGGTAGCTCTACGGGGCTACCCTATTACTAACTATAAAAATTTCAAATTATGAAGAAAGATTTTGTAAATGTTACTCCTGATACAGGGGGGGGGCAGTGCTAGCCTGACGGCTACGGCTGACCCTAATGTTACCACGCAAGTTCGCACAACTGACCTCTTATTTAATGCGAACGGACAACAGTTAAAGAGTGTGCGAGCCACACAACAGGCAGTCCCATTCTTTGCCAATATTTCTCCCGTTGTCCATTCAGGGGTGGTAGATGGTAGCCAAATTGCCTTTGAAATGAACCAGACCACCTTTTATGCCCAAAGTCCCAATGGGGAAGAATGCCCCGAACTAGATTACAACTGCATTGTTACGAATTTTCCCTACAACAATTTAAGCGAAGTCACGTTTAATGTTAATATCGCCTGTCACATTGATGTGTTAGGGGAAGAATTTGAATTGTACTGGCAATATTCGCCTGATGGGGGTAATAACTGGATTACTGACGTGTTTAGCTTAGAAAGTTCAACAGCTAGTTACGAGTTTTATACTGGCCAGACCCAAAGTTGGGAGCTAACAAGTTTACCCGACCCGCTACAAATTCGTATCGGTTATGGTGATAAAGGCAGTGAAAGTATTGATGTCTGGCTGCAAAAGTTTGACGTTGTTTTCACATTAAGCCCTAGCATAACCGGGTGACATGATTTAACTACGCAATGGATAAGCCGGGAAATTTCCCGGCTTTTTCTTTGTTTTCTCGTTTCTTTTGCATATCTTTGTACCATCAAATTAAAAATGGATTTAGTTATGGATATACAGGTAGTTAAAACAACAGTAAAGGCAGCAGCCGGAACAAAAGAGACGAATTATGCTGCAATCTTGGATAAGTATTTAAGACAGGTCGGTTTTATTACCGATGAGGGCATTTTCTTGGAAATGTATAATGCTCGGTTAAGAGCATGTGGAGCAGGCTCGTTTCAGAAAATTGATGTGGGTGACAGCAAGCCTTTCTCTAAATTATGCAAAATTGTAGAGGAAAACTGGGATGCCATGTATGACAGATATACCCTAGCGATAAAGAGATAATTGCGATACGTATAATATAGTGAATGATGAAGCAATAACTTTTACACCTCCTTTCTGTTATGTTACGAGCATGGCAAAGCGTTGCCGCTAGCTATTACCCCAACAGAAAGGTTTTAAATCCCATGTTACGAAAACCCGTGAGGGCGAGTAAGAACAACTCGAATTTATAAGTAGTTAATATTTGTAAGTTTGTTTTATTGACAGGATGGAGGGCGGAATATTCCGCCCTTTGTTTGTTATATAGAATCATTTTGCTACCTTTGCATAAATAACCAACAAACAGAATGATGAGACCCCTAGTGATAACCGGAACATGTAAGGAATTACACATGTGCGCAAAGCTACTTGACCGTTATGGATATATCCCGGTTAACTGTCGCATACCCACTAATGATAATCATGAGTGTGGATTTCTTATACTTAACCGTGAGGGGGAGTTTCGTTTTTCACGCTGCAACCTGTACGCCGATTTAAACTGCCTTGTCACAGCCAGTGATTTCCTAAAGAGTTACGGTGGATTAGGAGTACGCAGCCCATACAGCCTGAAAAGCATTTATTTTGCCTGTACGCTCGGTTTATTGGTGATGGGTATGGAACACTCACTGCCAGTCGGTAGAATTTGGCTAGTGGCTTTATTTGCGCTAAATATACCCCTCTTTTGGGGAACGATAATAAATTGGTTTGGACATGGAAAACAAAGATGATTTTGCAACACTGCTCGTCAAGGATTTTGACGACTTTAGCCGGGGTGAGTTACAGATATTGCGCAACCGCATACGTCAACGGTACAAATACCCCATAGAAGTAAAGATAGATGCAACTATGCTCTATCACGGTTACCTAATTTTGAAGCGGGATTTAGTGACGACGCTTGAAACGCTGCAAGTGTGCCCCTATCCGGCTGAAACTCACAAGAGTTCGTTTACAGGGGAAACGCTAACATTTGCCCCGGTAGTAGTTCCGACGTTTGACGGCATTTTTGGCTCTCCTACGGATAGTTTTACTATTACCGGATACATAACGTTACCCGTGTTAACTGTAAGCTATTTTGACGACTATACCGAGGTTACTTGTTTGTCGCCCGGTGGGAACTTTTGTAAGATAAGAAGCAAGAATTTGCTGTTTGATATTTAATTGGTAGTTTTGTTGTGGTAAGTAACTCTTAGAATTACAGTATCTTTACTTAGACATGTGCGCCGCTTCTGGATAGTGATATTAGGGAGCGGTCTTTTTACGTATAAAAACCCGGTAGGGAATATTCCCTACTATAACATAAAATTCACAATTATGAAAAAAGATTTCATTACGGTTACCCCGGATTCGGGGGGGGGTAACGCACAGCTCAACGCAGTAGCAGACCCAAACCCCACATTAATGTCCCGGTCAACTACTCTCAATTTTGATGCAGCCGGGCAGTCCCTAAAATCTGTGAACGCAGTGCAGCAGGGTATTCCTTTCTTATGCAATGTTGGGTGGGAAACTCCTTACAATGTTGCCAATTTCTATGTCCAGTATCAAGCCGTGTACCGTACACTCGGACCGGGAAATTGCCCAAGAATTTCTGGAGTAGTAGCTAAAGTAATCAAATCAGACAACGAATTTAAAATTGTTATTTTGGTCGGTGTTTCTACTGCATTTTATGATGAAACCACTATGCAGAAATCATTAGTGGCTGAATTTATTTGGGCTGAAAGTGATGGTGTGGAGTTAGACAACAAATACCTAGAATTTACTTTTGATAACGAAGATGGAGAAAACTGGAAGAATTATGTTTGTGATTTTTCTGGTTCGGACTACAACCCGCCTAGTGATACTAGATTATTGTTAATAAACATAGGGTTTGGACGTGGTGATACAGGTATAGAAAATAACGAATACCTTTTGCAATATTATTTAAACTTGCAGTAACTTTTTCCATTTCCTACGCAAAATAAAAGAGCCCGGCTTCACAGTCGGGCTTCTTCGTTGGTCGTAATCACCATTATGGATAAAAATAAAAGACAAACATCAAAATGTCCTGTAACCTAAATCGTTCATCATGTTAATAAAATCTTCTGTTGGAAAGTACATGCGCCCAAACTTTTCAGCCCATTTTTCAGGGAAAAATTTGTGATACTTATCATGGTCAGTAACGAACATGCAAGCGATAGCACTGGGCAAACCAATTATTAGCAGGTAAAACCATCCAGACCACCGGGAATTAATGTGGTGTCCGTATTCATGACTAGCGATACTCACTTTACCCCATGCAGCGTCACCAATAAAGATGAAGTGACCGAGTGTTACACTGGTCGAACTGCCTTTCCTAAAGATTAGAGCACCGCCAACCCTACCAACGTACCGCCAACCTGTGAAAGCCGCAAATAGAAGCCCTACGATGTTTTGTGGGAGCATCCAAAGCAGTAGTACAATGTGCAGTAACACACTACCAAATTTTGACTTCGGATTTACTAGAGGGAAGTAATTGTCTTGCACCTCAAAATCTTGTGGTTCAGAAGTTATCATGCCTTCCGAGCCGTTCTTAGTTTTTACGTTAAAATCTTCCATAAAGCAAATGTTTTGCGGCAAATTTATAAATTATTTTGTTCAATAAAATCTTCTGTTTCCTGTTCCGTAGCAGGTCTTATATCTAGGATGCCTAGTTTTTCCAAGTCTTCTTCAATAATAGGAAAGGGCAACCGGGTACGCCCCGAAATGGTGGTGTAGCACTTATGCTCGTCATCGCGAATAAAGAATGTGTCAGGTTCACCGCTTTGGATAAATATATCATCTGTGAACGCCGCCATTAATTCTTCCCATTCTGTTTCTAATCCTTCTTGTGCTTGTACCCGGTTCAGCTCCTCTGTTCCCATACCCCCTAGACCCATTACTAGGGAGGGATTTAAAAACTCTTCTTTGTTAGTAGCAGGCAAACTGGGAGTTACTGTTGCGACGACAGCCTGTGTCGGTGAGTACATACTTTCCTCATCGGCTTTTCGCAGTGCTGCCAACAACTCAATTTCTCTAAGTTCGTAAGTGTTTATCTCTCGTTGTAATTCCCTAATTTGCTGTTCCTTGACAAATAGGAGTTTGTTTAGGCGGTCAATTTCTGCCTGATAATTAATCCGTCCTAAAGTTTCTTTCTTGTTTCTATCCATATCCAAAATGTTGTTACTGGTCATTATACGCTTTCGCAATTTGTCGTTAGGGAGTCTTAAGATTTCGTGTGGATTTCTTGCGAAAAATGACTTTCGGAAAATTTTTAAGGGGGCTCTTGGGGGTTTATTTATATTTTAGAAAGCTATGAATGAAATTAAATTTTTAGATATAAAAATTTATATTGAAATGAATAACTTGATAAAATATACGTTGAATAACGTTTTAAGACTGGTTAGACAGTTAGCGCACACACGTATGTGAGTGGGTGTGTGAGCAGGTGCAGCCACACAAGGACGTCACGCTGACACAGTGAGGACAAATTGCAGATGCGTATATAGCAGCAAACAGCCACTTTGGGAGCGGTCTTAACGACACTTTGGTTCCGGTATTCTGGCTAACAGGTAAGATTTTAATTGCGAATAGACAGATTAGATTATTTTGACACAAGTTTTATTCTGACAGATTGTTTACGACTTATTGACGCTATTTGACAGAACAACAACTGGGGCAGGGGGAGCAATCCCCCATTTGCAGCCCGTTTATCACGATTTAGTTAGAGCAGCTATTTAGAAAATTGGAAAGTATTATGTATCTTTACACCGATTAAAGATGTTGAATTTAAACGGAATTAAGATATGAAAACAGTTACGCAGAAAGTAGGCGGATACACCTATAAGACGGTTCTGGCGAACCCCGGTGGTCTTCCTAACCCAACTCTTATCCAAAGAGCTTTTGCAGTTGGTACTCCTACAAAGGATATGACGGCAGCAGATTTAGAAGCAGACCCGCAACAGCAGCCAGAGGGCTTCTTGCTTATTCCGCTGACAAGTGGCGAAATAAAAGTGCATTTGGCGGGAGCGCCTGACTTTGAGGATTACACCATCAGCAGCGCAGAGGTAGACGCTAGTTTGGGCATTCCGATGTTGTATTTGGTGGACAAAGTTTATATGGACGGAACGACTGCAACTTTTAATATCGGTTGGTGATATGGTACAAGGACAAGCGATTGGCATACCGTTCAGGCGCAGGAAGGGAGGACAAGCACCCCCACCGCCGACAGAGGTGGCTTGGAACCCGACCATTGAAAGCAACATGCCATATAAAGACGTAAAATATTACAAACTGCAAGAGGGCGGTAGATGGCAGAGTATTAACATCGGCGACATGTTACCGATAAATCAGCAGGTGTTGATAACCATTACTACCGAAGACCCTATTTATGAGGTGTCGGAAGTGCATTGTTCCCAATTGACAGCCATTGGAGTAAGCGGCAAAGATGGCGTTTATAACATTGTTGGCTTTACGACAGTGCATAGCCCGCAAATTATTTCGGTGACTATTGGGGTAGATAAAAACTATGTGCAGTGGAACCCGACTTATAATAGCAATGTAAAATATTCGGAAGTTGTATGTTTAAATTATACGGAAGGATTGAAGACTGTAAATGTTGGGGACTATGTTAAGGTAGGTAACACGCTTGCAATACGGGTGATTTTAGATAATACTTTAGATGAAGTTGTTAATACAAAGGTCAACGGTCAAGAATGCGAAATAACAGTTATTTCACCACGAGTTTTTGACTGCAAGTTTGCTATTACTTCCAACTCCCCTCAAACTGTGGATATCACCATAGACGAATATATTAGATATGAGGATATTGTGCAGCCATATCCTTTCATGATTAGAATCTATGACTCTGAAACTAATCATATATACACTTGGGGAGATAAATTGAAGGTAGGTAGTAAGATTGTATTTAAGGAATGGGCTAATAACTTATTACCTGAATTATATAAAGGTTACTTCCATTTGAATCAGGCAGATGGAAGTAATATTGCTATTGAACTCAATAAAGAATATGAAGTATTTAAAGGATTTGGATTTACTGTTATTAGTCTTAACTACATAGGCGGTACTAATGTACCTAAGTGCTTCTTGTCACCTAGCAGACTGCGTATACCTAACTCTAGCTATAAGATACTGGGCTACATTCCTGATATATCAGGTCACGGTAATCATGGTAAGATTAACAACTCTGCTTATGCGGGTATGAGTGGGGCTAATGGGTATCCGAATAACTTCAATGGTTATACGGTAGTTTCAGGTGTTACTAAAACAGATAGTGGTATAAAAGTAGAAAAAGAACTGATAGGTTCAGGATGGTTATTACTTATTCCTGCAAAGACAGCAGTAGCTTCTATGAAGTTAAATATTGTCGGAATACCATCTAACAAAATTATTAAGTGGTCTACGAATGTAGAAGGAATTGGAGATATTACATTGGTTAATGGTATCAATGAAATTCCAACTTATACATCGGCTAGTACTTCCGGTATATATACTATTTTCTCTGACTTGAAAGATTTAAAAATAGAGCAAATTGGAGAATACGAAGGAGCATACTGCCTAGATGGTGTGGATGATTTCATCTCTATTCCTACTACTGTTGGTGGTAAGCAGGTGTTGATGAAGGTTAACTGGCAAAGTAGTATTGCACAAGGTATGCTATATGACCAAAGAGGATATGCTAACGAGTTTGCTATTTGGAACTCTAATAGTTTAAATGACAATGTAGATGGTGTAATTTCAGCTTATCAGTCAAGAAATAATGGACAAACGTACATTGATGGTATCTTGAATAATAATATTAAGGCTTCGGAATTGAGAGCTATTACCCATAATATAACTATTACAAATGAATTAAGTTCGGGAGTAAATAATACCTATCCTGTTATTGGTGCAAACAAAACGGTAAACGGTTACTTTGCTAATATGTCATTGTATGACTTCATGCTGTTCGATGAAATCTCAACTGACGAAGAGATACTGACATTGAACAAGCACATAGGTATTGAACCTAAAGTAACTGTTCCTCCTTATTATTGGGATGCTTATGGTAGGTCAAACATGGAAGCTTCTTATGATAGAGCTTTAATGCTTAACTTGGGTAAGATTCCTAGCAATGATACTAGCAATGCACTTACTGCTAAGAATTTTGCTTGGGATTTGATGTCCGGATATGGCGGTTGGGAGTTCCCGAAGTTTACCGATGACGTCGCTTGGCATATTTCTCCTAATACTTCCATAGAAGTAGTAAACAGAACAAATTACAGCGTAACTCTTCGGAAATTAGCTAATACTGATTATTTCTATTTCCAGAAAGCGGTGAGTTTGATTTATCGTCAAGTTCCTTTTAAAGTTCGGACTGATAAAGCTATCAAGGTCTGTTGGGATTTGCACTACACTCCTACCGGAGGAACGGAGCAAAGTTTGAGGTTGGTAGAACAATTAGTACAACCAAACGTTGATACTATGGTTACTTTGACGTATAAAACGGAAGAAGAACTGAACGACCTCAATGCAGACCTTTCTACGGCGTTCTATATCGTCTACTTTGATTTGTATACGATGACCGAGAACGAAGAAGTAACCGTGACGGAACTTCCTCTGTATCCCAATGGTCTTTGTCTCGATGGTGTAGATGACTATCTCTTCAATGCTAATATACCTGCGTTTACTGACTATACTTATGTTCTGAAAAGAGAACTACTGGATTTAGATAAAGCTGGTGGAAATGCTAGTATGTATAAAGGTTCCTTCGTACCTGCTGGCGGTAGAGCATTTATTGCAGATTACTATATAAATTCAGGAGTTGGAACTGATGGAGCATACGGATTTTCGTTTGGTAGTAGTATTAAGTCTCCTACATTGTTGACAGACAAAACTGTATACGGAACTAAGACATCTGTTAATGGTGTTAGTATTACTCCCGGTTCTGCTACAGATGATGCTAGTCTAACGTTAGGAAAATGGGATGCTAATTATAAGCAGATGGTATTTTACAAACTTATGCTTTATCCTAAGACGATTGACATGTTAAGCATTGGTATGCTATGCAATATGTTGGAAAAGGATGAACTTATAGATTTGTCTAACCCGGTGTTCAAACAGTGACAATACATAAACGTAGATATTAATAATTAAAACAACAAATTTATGGAACAGAAATTACCGTTGGCAAAGTTTGAAGAAGTTGCCGCTGATAACGGCTACGAGGTTTTTACCCCGGAAGAAATAGCCGCTTATTACAAAGATAATTTGCAGAAGAGCAAAGCGGGTGATTTAAGCCCCGCAGAGAAGGAAATATTTACCGCCGACATTACTACCTTATGTAAGGCAGTTTGTGTTACAGAAGACGGCAAAGAGGTCGTTAGATACTACCGCCCGGCTCAAGTAGGATGGGAGCGTACAGAAGATGGTACATTGCTGAAAGGAATTGAGGGGGTTTACCTTGATACACCGACCAACCGCAAACTGAACCGGGTGGGACAGGCGTACCAACCAACTCCGGATTTTATGAAATCCCTATTAGCTGACGAAGAGGGCTTCAGTGATATTCTTAAAGCGGTAAGAACTGGGCGTTATGCTGATACCGCAGAGAACCGCCGTTTGCACCGTGTAGGACAGCCATACGCAAAGCGTGAGGGTAAAGGCACAGAAGAGACTGACAAGGAAAAGAAGCAGATAGGCGATACCAAAGCAGAAATTGACAAGATTGATGCAAAATACGGTAAGGTTTACACTGCACTCGGTAAGCGCAAACAAGAAGCCTACGAACGTGGTGACAAGGCAGAAGTGAAACGTGTGTCTGATGCCATTGCAAGAATGGAAAAAGAGCATGACGCTGAAATAGCCAAACTGAAAGAAAAAGAGGGTGGCGAAAAAGGCGATGAAAAGCTACATGCCAAAGCTGACGAGCGCAAAGGTGGTGAAAAGGGCGATAAGAAATTGCACGAGGAAGCCGAGGAGAAAAAGGAAATGAGCACTTATGAAAAAGCAGAAGCAAAATTAAAAGATGCTCCTATTGGAGCAGTGGCTTCTGGCGGAGGATACGGACCTTTCAAAAAGATGAAAGAGGGTGTGTGGTACAATACCAAAACACAAACAAAATTCAATGGTTCTTTGGCTGAACATATTGGAGCTTTTAAAGATTTTAAGGTTTCAGGCTCTGAAAGTGGTGGGCGTAAAAAGGGTGAAGCTGAATATCGTGATAAGGTGAAGAAAGAACGTGCAAAGCGTGAACCTGCACCGGGTTCAAAGGATAACCCTTTGAAAATTAGTGATATTAAAGACATTCACAAAGATGCCGCCTACCAAGAAATCACTATTGACGGGCACAAAGCGATTATTAGAAACCGGGGTACTTATGACGATGAAACCAGACAACCGGAATACTATGTGGAAACAGGCAACCAGACACACCGCTATTCGGGTTTGGATAACTTGAAGAGCAAAATTGCCGAGTTTGTGCGTGTTGCCAATGGTGGTAAAGCAGATAAATAATATTACGAATATGGAAGACTTGATAATGAAATCCGTAAATAAGCACTACTTTCCAGAAAGTGAAAGAAAGGAGCTTGCAAAAGAGGGCGAAGCAATGCCCGATGGTTCTTTCCCTATAAGAAACGAACAAGACCTTAAAGACGCCATCCGTAGTGTTGGGCGGGCTAAAGACCCGGCGGCTGCACGGCGTTGGATTAAGAAACGTGCTAAGGAGATGGGTAAAGAAGCCCAACTACCTGAAGATTGGGATTAATCTAAATAAATATGGGAAAGTTCTTGTTTATTCGGGAACTTTCCTTTATCTTTGTAACAAAGGTTATAAAAATGGAAAACGATTTATTTAAAGCTAGGCACGGGCGTTACGAAGATAACGCAAAGAACCGCAGACTGCACCGGGTAGGGCAGGAGTACGGCGACAAAAAGGCTGAAGATGAAGATAAGGCTGATGGAAATGCAGCCGAGGAACAGTTAGCCGCTATTAACCGGGCTATTCAGCAAATTGCTTCGGGTAAAGTTAAGATTACTCAAGACAAGGCAAATGAAATTTTAAATAAAAAAAAACGTGAGCTAGAAGCCATAGTAAGAGAGGAAAAATTAAGCAAGATGTCACCTAAAGAGGTGAATAAAGAAATAGCCGCATTGGGGCAAGTACTGGCAGGGCGTTTAAAAGATGGAAGAGACACTAAAGAAATTGAGCAGCAAATCGCAGGGGCGTTGAAATATGCTACTGATGAGCAGATACAAAATACTTTGGAAAGTTTTAAAACCAATTTTAAAAAGACGCCTGTTACTGAAATCGCTGCTAAATTAACTCAAGCCGAAGCCGACCGCCGTAAAGCTCCTAAAGAGGAAAAACCTGCTGAGAAGCCTGAAACCAAAAAGGAAGAGCCAAAGAAAGAAGAACCTGCTAAAGAGGAAACCGAAACTTATACCCGTGTGAAGTTTGAGGATATGCCTAACAGCAGCAAAGTAAACCTAAAGAAATACCTTTCTACGAAAATTCGTAATAATGTGGATAAGGCGTGGAAGGATATTGCAAAGATGGGTGACAAAACTTTGCAGGACATGAATAAGAACATGACGCAGGCTTTTAATGAAAAGTTTGACGACATGAGCAAGTCACAGCGAGCCGAAGCCCTGTACAGTATTATGAAAGTACGAGGTGAGATGGCAAAACGTGGCAGCGAGCCTAAAACCGAGGAAAAACCGGGTGATAAGCCTGCACCTAAACAGGAGCTCGCAAAGGAAGAGCCTAAAGTGGATTATAAAACACCCGAATCCTTTAATGAGCTTTACACCCGTACTCGCAATGAATGGGCGCAGATTATGGAAACTAAACCTAGGAAAATAGATTATTCTAAGCCTAAAGAAGTGGCAGAAATGGCTGCTGCATTTTTCCCGGGCACGACCGTAGATAAAACGGATGACAAAGAAGAATATTTTGTTCAATATCCCGGAGTTCCTAATAAGTTTATGCGCATTGATAAATACGTCAATTCTCCTAAAGTTTTAGCCGATAAAATACGGATATTTATGTTTATGGATGTGGATATGCGTATGAGGGTTACGTTTCCAAATGCTGATAAAGAGAAACTTGCTAACTTGTCAGCATTAATTGATGAAAGTATAATGGATAGAGCCATGCCGAAAGATTTGAATGTAGCCCGTACCAAAGCATTTAAAGAACAGATTGTTGAAAATAATAAAAAGATTGCTGAAAATACTGGGATTAAACAGGGCAAACCAATGGAATTTTGGGAAGCCAATCAAGGGCGTGGAAATCCTAAATTTGGCACTAACAAACTTTACGGTATTAATTGCCAGACTTGTGTAGTAGTCCACGAATTACGATTGAGAGGATTTGATTTGGGTGCAAAGCCGAAAGCAAGTTCCACGCAAGAAGAAATGGCGTCGGATAGTACCTTTGCATGGGTAGACCCGCTAACGGGAATTCGACCTGACGTTGTTAAGTTAACTTCTGCTCCAGATAATGCTAAGATTAAGGTTAGAAAAAGTAAAAAGTCAAAAGCTACTTTACATAAAAATATCCAAGAAGCCATGAAAGAGCCGGGGCGTTATAATATATCTTATGGCTGGGTAAGTGGTCGTGAAAGTGCTGGACATATTATAACCGCTGAAAGACATGCTGATGGGGATTTAACATTTTATGACCCTCAAATTGGGCGTGGTATTCCTATATCAGAATTACTTAATGAAATTAGCCCTAAATTTGGGGTTAAGGTTTTAAGAGTAGATAATTTGCTTATTAGACCAGAAATTGTTAAAAATTACGCAATGCAATATGAGTAAGATGACAGAAAAGGTTGCCCTAGCGATAGCTGAGAGGTTTCTAAAAGGAACAGAAGGATTTGATGTGAAAACGTTGGAAAACTACAAAGATAATTTTGTATTTCTAGCGTTTCCAGAAGGCGTGACAGGTGAAATAAATGTTGGTCTTCCTATTTATGTACTGGTTAATTCAAAAGGAGAAGCCCGATATGCTACATATACGGAAACTAGGAAGCTGCTGATACGTGGGGAAGAAGACGATGATGAAGAGGAAGACTGATGTGGGTGCTCTTAGAGCACCTAGTTTCTAATCTACTCTTTTTATTATACATTTGTACCGTTTAAAAGTAGAAACTAAAACAGAAAGCGATGAAGAAATATGTTTATTCAAAAGGTGAAGAAGTAGTAACCGTTGAAACCGATGGTCTTAACACCATCAACAATTTCATGGTCACTGGGTTAATCGGTGAAAATTATGGCGGGTTGGTGCACGACGGCTTGAGCTTTAAAATGGGCGACGAAGTTACTATCCCTGATATGTTGAACGCTGCAAAGCGTTGCAAGTGTAAAGTAGAGTGCTACGAAGGGAACGAACTTATTGTTGACGAAAGTGCTGACTACACCGAGGGTGATGTTACACCGAAAGGAACTATCTTTGGGCTGTCTTTGGGCATCGCATACAATAAACCTAGTTACGAAGCTGTTGTACCTGCTGACTACCAAGAACAGTACGATTACGAAGCGAGCAAAGGTTCTTTGCCGTGGTTGGTAGCTAAATTTGACAAACAGGGTGCAGCCGATGACACCTACGATGTACAACTTTGGGCTAACGATTCACAGTTGTCTTTCAGCAACATTCCGGAAAGTGTAGGTACTGTTAGCGCAGATGGCAAAACATTGACAAGCAAGGCGATGAGCTACATTATGCTTGAAATTGTAAAAGACCTGACAATTTACGACCCGAAACAGGTTGTATGGTTTACAATGCGCATCACTTATGATGGACGCACTTACACTTCCAAAGTTTATGTGACACCAAACACCATCTAACATGGGAAGCAGAAGCAAACGCCGAGGACTAAACAAGCAGCCGCAGGGGGTCTCTAACCAGACCCCCTTGACTGATTTGGATGGTCTTACAATGCAAGAGTTACAGGCAATTTCACAAGCCGCCCCGATTGCGTTGAGGAACCGACTTGAGAAGTCTTTAAGTTCCGAAAATTTTGAGGAGGTTATGAAAGCACAAGCCTTTATTAACCAACAGCAGAAACCCGGACGTCGGCTTCCACAACCTGAAATAAAGAGCATACTTTGGAACCCTAGTGAAATCGGGTTTAATGGTAAAGGGTACAGAGACCCGGCAACGGGCTTTTCGTTCAACACGCTTAACCGCATGGGGGACATCTTTATCATTAAGTCGGTTATTAACACCCGTATTGAGCAGGTACAAAATTTCCTAAAGTATAGCAATGACGACCAGAAACCCGGCTACCAAATACGCCGTAAAACAACACCCGGTAACATGGGTGATAAAAAGGACGTAAAAGAATTGAGCAGTGAGGAAAGGAAAAAGATTGACTACATTGTTAAGTTCTTAGAGGATGGTGGGGAAAACGAAAAGTGGGAATGTGAAGATAACTTCCAGGAGTTTACCCGCAAGGTGCTAAACGATTCTTTAAGGTTAGACCAAATGTGCTTTGAGGTTGTGCGCAGTCGTGATTTGAAGCTAAAGAAATTCAGAGCTGTTGATGGTGCATTGATAAGACAATTAGATACGAACGACCCCCGCTACATGCAAATGTTTGAGGAGTTTAGGTGGCACGGCTACCTACCCCGTTACGCTATGGTATGGGATGGACAGATTATACGACACCCGGCGACAGGTGAATATGTAGCTTTCTATCCGTGGGAGTTGGGCTATGGCATACGTAACAAGACTACGAATGTGTTTAAGAACGGCTATGGTTGTAGCGAGTTGGAAACACTTGTGGAAATTGTGACGTGGATTTTGTGGGGTATGCAGTACAACGGAAACTTCTTTAAACAAGGCAGTCAGCCAAAGGGGTTCATTAATGTTAAGAACGGCAATATTGACCAAGGAACATTAAACGAATTTAGACAGGATTGGAAACAAACTATGTCTACCGTGTACAACTCACATAAAATACCAGTAGTACAGGGCATAGACCTTGAATGGATTGACTTGCAAAAGAATAACCGGGATATGGAGTTTACCGAATGGGTGAAATTCCTATTGGTTATTGTGTGCGCTGTGTACCGTATGGACCCGTCAGAATTGGGCTTTCAGTTTGATGACGCCCCTCGTTTGTTTGGACAGGAGGGTCAACGTGAAAGATTGGAGCACTCCAAGCAAAAGGGTTTAACACCGCTTTTGATATTTTACCAGAATATATTGAACAAATATATTATTAGTGAAATAGATGAAAAATTGGAGTTTGTGTTTACGGGCATAGAAATTGAGGATGAAGAAAAACAGGTTAAACTAGATGTGCAGAAAATCCAGAATGGGTTTGTATGTTTGGAAGACATGTTTGAAAAGTATAGTGGACGGGCATTTAACCCGGACAAAGATACCATCCTTAACAGTGTGTACCAACAGGCGCAAAGTGCTAAAATGATGGGCGGCGATTACAACCCCGGTGATATTAGCGATGAAGATAAGACAGATGCAGACGTTAATATTGACCAGTTACTTATGGAAAAATCCATAAATGGAAATCCAATATTGGGGGCTGCTTTAGAATTTGTTGACAGACAATTAAGCCGGAAATCATGACGAAAGCAGTTTCACCTCGCATCAAGCACCATGTAGACCCGTTACGCTACCCAAACGTACAGGCGCAATATGAGAAAAAAGCTAAAAACTCTTTTCTTGCTGTTCGTTTGTTTGGGGATGTAGTACAGACTATGGTTGAAATAATTAAAGATAAGAAGTAATGCTGTTTACAGAAGACGACATAAGTAGAATATTAGGCGTGATAGACCGGGCGGTTGCTAGGATGGTCGCTGAGACGCTAGGTAAGGACTACCTAACGAAAGGTGATTTAGATTTACTGAAGAAAGCGGGAGTAGATTTGGTTAAGCTGATACCGAAGTTCCCGTCCCACTATCAAGCCTTTCTATTTGGTCGTGTTTCTGCCGCTGTTGGCGTTAAAGCGTCCCGGGCAATGAGTTACTCCGACTTTGAGAAGTTTCTGGCAAATATGGGCTTATTTTCACCGACAACGAGGGAAATGGAGTTTTACCGTATAGCAGCTAAGAAAACATACACCCACATAAAGGGGTTAGGGGAACGCCTGAAGAACGATGTACGGGCGTCTATTGACGCCGAAGAGGTTAATTACCTAGCGGCTGAACAAGCAGCAAGGGCAAAGGGTGAAGAAGTGCTTAGAAGAGAGATTGCAGATGGCACACTTGAAAAACGCACGGTTAAAAAGATAACATCCAATATTGCAAACCAGATGGATGACTGGCAGCGTGATTGGGGGCGTATTGTTGAAACCGAGTGCCAAGATGTGTACAACATGGGGCAAGCTCAATACATGATGACGCTGCAACCCGACCCGCTTGTTTACTTTGATGTTTTTCCCGGTGCTTGCAAACATTGTATTCGGTTATTCTTAACGCATGGTATAGGCAGCAAACCAAAAGTTTTTAAGCTGTCAGAACTGTTAGCCAATGGCACAAATTACGGTGTAAAGGTGCGTGGCTGGAAAGCCACTATTCACCCGGTACACCCGTTTTGCCGTTGTGATTTAAGGTATTTGCCAGAGGGTTATGTGTGGAATGAAGAAACAGGCAGATTTGAGCCACCTAAAAACTACACACCTACGGTTGAAAGAAAGAGCAAGGTTAAAATTACGATTGGAACAAAAGAATATTTAGTATGATAAGTTTAAAGAAATTATTAGGGCTTCGCTCCTATGCCGAAAAGGTTGAGGAATACAAGACTTTAAAAAAGGAGCTTGCAGCGATTGACCAGTTGGGGCAAGAGATGGCTGACAAATTTATGTTACAGAAATCCATAATTGAAGACGTTGCCACTTTGCCGGAAACCAAACGAGGTGAGGTTTTTGAACGTTATGATGAGTTTATGCGTGGACACCAAAAGGAAGTGTCTAAAGCATGTTCTGACCGTAGCAAAATACTCAAATCGCTTGAGAAATTGCGTAACGATGAAGAAGTGGGTAAAGCGTGCAGGGACATTGATTTGCTTGACAATGCGGCACAACGCTACAAAGAGGGCAAATTGATGAAAAGCGCTTACTTTGACATTATAAAGAGTGTAACTGGCGAGCCTGTTAAATATGCGGACGTACTTGCATTTAACAGCCAAGGGCAGCTCCTAATTTTGCATCGTGTAACCGATTTTACCCCTAACGGTATGGTTTGCATACCCGGCGGGCACGTAGACCCAGGAGAGGACTTTAAGACGGCTGCATTACGGGAATTGAAAGAGGAAACCAACCTTGACCCAGTGCCGGAAGTTGGTGTTAAAGAATTGGGTGAATTTAAAAGCGATGAAGCGCATATAAAGTATTACCAAGTACAGGTAGATGACACACAGCCCGTTACGGTAGATGCGACTGAACATTGCTTCCATGAATTTATTAACATTTCTGAAGTACCGCTTAAACCATTTATATTTGAGCAGGGAAAGATTGTAATGGAGTTTCTTATGCAGCCCGCTCAAAAGGTTATGGCAATGCCTATATTAAAGGCTTTGGGTGAGGGGCGTATAACCCACACTGCATTTGAAAAAGCAATGGAAAATATTTTGAACAAGGCAATGGACACCGAAGATGCGAAACCACTTATGCCGGAAAGCATGGATGAAGAAACTAAAACGGTGGACGATAATGTGGTACGTGGAAAGGTGATTTTACCTGTACGTGACCCAAAACGCAGTATTGAACGCACGTTTAAGGCGATAAGTGGGTGTACCGATATATGTGTTGGCAGTGAAATAAAACTGGCAAAGGCGGTGGAGGTGTGCAGTGTTAACTATAAGAGCGACCCCGGAAACAACCGTTTGACGGAAGTGGAAATTGAGTTCGTAGGCGACGAAGTTGATATGCGACAATTGCTTGACAGAATGAAGATGGGTATGCTTAACGGTTCAATGAAAATCCGGACACCGCATGATGAGTTTATGCTAGCCAATGAAAACGGTACGGATTATGTTGGTGACGCTGTGTTTGTACCTTTCTGAAAGAAATAGTATTTTTGTCCCTGAATTAAAAAGTGTGAAATGAAAACAAAAACCTCAAACGACTTTAATTTCTGGCTTCCCATTGATTTAATGAAAGCCGAAAACGCCACCCAGTATGAACGGGGTGATGATAGAAGATACGAAAATATGGTTTTTGAGGGTATTGCAAGTGATAGTAGTGAAGACTACCAAGGAGATAGCATGGAGCCGAATGGCTTTGTTATTGATTACTTCTTAAAGCATGGCTTATTTAACCTTGACCACCTAACCGTGAGAGCCAAAGAGTTGAAGAGCCGCTTTTGGATAGGCGAACCGCTTGACGGCAAAATTATTAATAACAAGTTTTGGGTAAAAGGTAAACTTTGGAAGGACAGCCCCGAAGCCCGTGCATTCTGGGACAAGTGTATTGAAATGAAGGAAAGCGGTAGCACCCGCCGACCCGGCATGTCAATCGAGGGCAAAGCACTGGAGCGTGACCCCAAAAACGAAAAGCATATTACGAAAGCAGTGATTAACAATATTGCATTGACGTTTACCCCGGTAAATTTCAACTCTTATCTTGATTTTGTAAAGGGTGTGCAAGAGCAAGATTTTATCCCTACTGGTAATCTTGTCAAATCCGGTCTTAACAAAAGTATTATGTTTGAAAAAGTAGTAGGGAATAAGCGGATAACTATTGACGCTAATTTCCGTATTATAGAAGAAAGAATTTGATAAGTTATTTTTAGGAAATGAAATTAAGCTATAATTTTAACCAAGAAAAATTTGACAATTATGAAGTTGACGAATGAACAAAAAGAAGACGATTTGGTAAAATCTTTGCTTGCGAGCGATTTTACTGAGGAGACTATTGCAGGCTGGATTGCAGACGGTGCAATAACTCTTGAAAAGTCCACCCAATACGGACCCGATGACCACGGGGAAGGAGCGGGCGACGATGTACACGAAAAACGTGACAAAAAGCAAGAGGAAGAAGAAAAGAAGGAAAAGAAAGAAATTGAGGACAAAGACAAAGATGTTGATGAAGACATTGAAAAAGGCAAAGGATGTGGCGATGACAAGGGCGACAAAAAAGACATGCTTGCTAAGTCTTTGGGACTTGATGAATTTTACAAAAGCATGGAAAATGCTATCCTTGAAAAAGTTGGTGCGCAGAATAACGACATCGCAAAATCTTTACCGGGCATCGTTGAAGATTGCATGGTTCCGTTCGTAGACCGCATTGAAAAATCTTTGGACGGTATGCGCCAAGCCATTACCGCTTTCGGTAACTCTGCCCCCTCTTTTAAAACAGCAGGTTTGAGCAAAGCTGTGATTGAAAAGAGTATTGAAATGGGCGGTGGTGCAAAAGACGAAAACGATAAGTTAGCGTTAAGTATCACTCGTGACCGTGACGTGGTGAAAGCCATTATCATGAAATCCATTGATGAAGAAAAAGATGAAACGTTGCAAAAGTCACTTCGTGACAATTCTACAACATGGATTCTTGACCCGATTGGTGGTTTGATTGGCGAACCTGTTGCACAATACTTGTACAATAACAAGAACGTGAGACTTGTAAAATAATTCAGTGAATTAGAAACTTTTAAGATAGAATAATATGGATTTATACAATTACCAAGGACAACAGGGTAACGACCCGTTGGAAAGCATGACAGCCGACGAAATTTTGAAAGCGATGGAAGCCGGGCTGATGACAGGTATGCAGTACGACAACCAACTGAACAACGGTGGAGGATTGAAGCCGGAAAGTTTGGATTACGTGCTGAAAAACCTTGAGAACAGACTTGACCAGTTGGTATTCTGGAACGAATTACCTCGTCAACGAATTGAAAACACTGTTCACCAGTACAACCAATTGTACAAGTACGGACAGAACGTGGGTATCTTTAACCAAGAAGGAGAAACCCCGACTGAAACCGACAGTATTTATCGTCGTAAATCAATCGTTGTTGCATTCTCCGGCGTAACTGGACAGGTTACTCATCCGGGTATGATTGTGAAAACGGTTGTGGGTTCACTGTACACGAAGGAAGTTGAGAACAAAACTATTTTGCTCCAGACTTTGCTTGACAAGCAGGTTATCACTGCTAATCGCCAGAAAGTGCCTGAAGAATTTGATGGTATCTTTGCACAACACGTTGAGGGTATTAACGACATCACAGGTGGTTTGCTCGGTAAGACATCTGAACAGGTATTGGACAGCTACTTTGCTGACGTAACTGTTATCAATGCAAACGGTTCTGTATTGAACGACGCATTGGTTGAAAATGCTGCACAGGCAGTAGTTAATGACCGAAACGGTTACATTGACCGCATTGTGTCTGCTCCTATTGTATTCAACAACTACGTTAAAATGTTCCATGAGAGCAAACGTGTTGTTGTTGGTATGGCGGGCGGCGTAGTTGGTGCAACTATGGGTCAGTCTGTAAACGACATCCAGACACAGTTTGGTAAGGTAGCAGTTAAGAACGATAAATTCTTTGACTGGGCTGAACCTATTTTGTTGAACAAAGCAAAAACATCTGACAAAGCACCGAACGCTCCTGTTGCTGACGCAACTACTCCGGCGGCTGCATTGGTAGACGCTAAAGGCAAGTTCGGTACTGTTCACGCTGGAAACTACTTGTACGCTGTTACAGCTAAGAACCGTTACGGCGAAAGTAACCCGACATTGCTGACACAGGATGTTCTGGCAGTAGGTGCAACACAGTCAGTTGACTTGAAGTTCGCAAGTGCTGGAAACTCTGCATATCCGGAAACCTGTTACGTAATCTACCGTACAGAGGTCAACCCGATTGCCAAAGATGTGGCACAATTCCACCCGATTTTCGAGGTTAGCACAACTGAACTCGCAGCAGGTTGGGACGGTGCAGCAGAAAAGACAGTTCGTGACCGTAACCGTTGGATTGCAGGTTGTAAATCAGCTCTTGTCTACTTTAACGGTAGCGAAATTAATGAGTACCTTGAACTGGGCGGCACAATGAAGCTCGACTACGCCATCGTCGGTCCTCGTCGCTCATTCTCCGTACTTAACTACGGCTCTCCGGTATTGTATCAGCCGGGTAAAATTGCCCGTATCATCAATATCGGTAAGATTGGTTTGCCGACCGTATAATACACGATACGTATAATAAAAGAAACGGGGTGTGGGGTTTACCCCTATGCCCCGTTTTTATTTTATAATTAAAAGATTAAAGAATTATGAAATTATTTTATCAGAAAGTTGGTACGCAAACCGTAGTAATCAACAACGAAAAGGTGAAATTTGTTAACTGCATTGCAGAGGTAGATGATGAGTTTGGTGCAGAAGCCCTTAAACTCGGTTTGCCGGGTCTATGCGAGAACGGTAAGCAGCCAGCCTACCAAACACCGATGGAAGTAAAATTACAGGCAGCAGGAAAGGAAAAAGAGGATTTCTTTGCTAAAGAGGTTGAACGCTTGACAAATGTAAACAACGCTCTTAAAGAGCAGTTGAAAGCAGCCCAAGCAGATGCCGAAGCATGGAAAGCTGAATACACCAAGCTAGCTGAAAGTAAAGGTGAAGCACCTGCTCAAGAGCCTGCTGCACCCGCTGAACCAGAACCGACAGAGGAAGAAAAATTGCGTGCTGAGTTGGAGCTTATGACAAAAGACCAAATTACAGGCTTTGCAAAGGAAGCGGAAATTGATGTTACGCCAATGGCTAACATGAAGAAGCAGGATATGATTAACTACATTATTGACCAATCCAAGGAATAAAACGTTATGGGGCAATTAACATTGACAATGAAGTACCACAAGAATGAGGGTATGCTGTTCTCACCTACTGAAATTTTTACACTGTATTTGTACGGTATAAAAATACAGGCGGGAGACGGTACGAGTTTTAGTGCTGAAAGTATGCGGTTTTACATTCAAGCGGCACAACAGGAAGTGGAAAATTTCTTTAATTTGAAGTTGAAATATCAGTTTATTGCCCTAGAAAAGTTGACGTTTTATAGAGCCGACTATTGGCAATCATTTCCAATCTTATTTACAAATTACCCGGTTAACAAGCCAATATCGTTGACCGGGCGATTTAACCAATTAGAGCAAATAAGCTATCCTACTCAATGGCTGACCAACACCGCCAACAGCTATGGACAATATAAGCGTCGTGTGTCTATTGTGCCTACGGGTACAGCAGTAGCCACCGCCAACGCTGAAGTTATCCTAAGCGGTTTGACGACACAGTTGGGAAGTCAACATTTCCTAATGATACCCGATTACTGGGATTTGCAATACATTACAGGGTTTGACTTGAAGCACATGCCGATGGATTTAATTAATCTTGTCGGGAAATTGGCTACATTCGGTCCGTTAGGTATTGCCGGAGACCTTATATTGGGGGCGGGTATTGCTGCACAGAGTTTGGGCGTTGACGGTTTAAGCCAGTCAATTAGTTCAACTTCCAGTGCTACGAATGCCGGATACGGCGCTCGTATAATTCAGTACCAAAAGGAAATAGCTGAAACAGTGAAAAAGATAAAGTTAGTTTATGACGAAATAAAGTTAGGAGTTTTGTAACATGGCAGAAAGACCAACGCAGTTCAGCAAAGAGCCGTCCATGTACGGGCAACCTCAAGTCTATTTTAGACCGAACGATTTTGATGCGGTTATATGGGCGCATGGGTATGACATTAAGGTAGAAAAGGCGATACGATGCCCCTGTCAAGGTGCTTCGGGCGCTCCTATGCCTGATTGCCAGAACTGTCACGGGTTTGGTTATTTCTTTGTGAATCCCACGGTAACAAAGGCTCTTATCACAGGTCTAAATCGCTCCACTCAATATGTACAGTGGGCTCCCGAGTTGATGGGAACTGCTGCCATTACAGTGAGGGATGAAGACAAAGCGTTGATAAGCTACTTTAATAGAGTTGTTGTACAGGACGAATATGCCAACTTTACTGAAATGGTGGAAGCACGTGACATGGGAGATGGCTCAACAGCCGTGTTCTTGTCTTATGCACCATTAAGCAAAGAAGATATTGAAGCGGTTTTTATTTATGTAGCACCGGAAACGTCGCTATTTAAGTTAGACCCGTCCAGTTATGACATTATGCCTGACAACCCCTATTGCATTAAATTTGCTGATGGGAACGTGCAGAGTGGGCAAGGAGTTTCGTTTTTATACAAACACCGGGTAGAATATCACATTATAGACATGCCGCATGAAATACGAGCATCACTGCAAGCTAACAAGCAATCAGGAGCGATGGAAGTTATTAAATTACCGTTGCAGGGTATAGGGCGACGCACACATTTAGTTGATATGCAACGTCCTAACTACGACGGAAGCGGTTTAATACATAACGATTATGTTGCCGATACACCTTGATTTGAGTGAAGTGGTGGCTGAATTTGCCTTAACAGGCGAGCAGGCACAGGAACTCGGTGCTAATATTATTAGCCGGGTAGTAACGGAGTATGTGGGAAAATGGGAAAATTTAGTAGACAAGGGACTTAAACAAACACGGAAGATATACAAGAAAGCAATGTATGTTGACCGCATTAGTCCTACCGAGGTGGTGTTTGGTTTAGCACCGGGCGATGATGGTTTGGCGTTGGCACTTGAAGAGGGCAAAGACCCTTTTGACGAAAAGGTTGGCTTTTCTAAAAGTGATAAGCGAAAAACTAAGCTAGACGGGGGTTGGTATTTAACCATTCCTTTCAGGCACGCAACGCCGGGGGCGGTTGCAGAAAGCGGGATTTTCCAATCAGTTTTACCTAAAGAGGTTTACGAGGTTGCGAAAAATAACGCAGGGCGACCAGTAACGAAAGCGCAACTCCCCGCACAGTACGCTCAATTAGGACAGAGGGGAGCAATACAGACGGCGGCGGGTGTAATACCCGCCTACACACATAAAAGCCCCAAATACGAGGGTTTAGTGCGTGTAAATATATCGTCTACCAAATCCGAAGACCGTGGTGGGTACTTTACATTTAGGCGAGTAAGCGACAAGAGCGACCCGAATAGCTGGATACATCCAGGATTTGAAGCCCGTAAATTTATGGACAAAGCACTTGACGAAGCCCAAATTGAAACAGTAGCTTCCATGGCGATTGATAACTTTTTAAGTCAATTATAATATGATATTAATTGCAAGAGTAAGACAGATTGTTGATGGCTTATTAAACTACATTCAGCAAGATTATGAAGCCGTGCCGGAAGAGGAAACATTTTTGTATCAAATGTTTTATGGGACGTATGACAAAAACTTTGACTTTTACCAACAGGCTAAGAAATTGTTTTTGCGCCAAAATACAAGCCCACGAAAAATTCGTACAGTTTTGGAGTACCCTAAAGACAAATCACACATGCCTTGTATAGTTATCAGGGAGCCGGGGCGTGAACAGGTAGCTCCCGCCCCTTTAGGCGGCTACGGTTTGCCCACCCCCGATGTATATGGTAGCGAAGATTACGAACGAGAGGGTTTTAGGCAACCGTCTTTTTCCACTGTGAATATCATGTGTTTTAGCGATAACAGTTTGGAAAGTGTTTTAATGGGAGAAGTAATTTATTCCTTGCTGATTGGGGCACGTAATACGCTTGAAGAAGAGTTTACGGACTTTGAATTTAACATGGATGAATTGATAGCCCAAAATAATTTATTCCCAACCCCGATACTTATAAAGAATGTGAAACTAGAGGTCAAAGAAATTGACCGTTACGCTTCTATTATAAGACCGGAAATTATACGGAAGTTTATTATTGAGGACGCAATACCTGTTGGAACAGACCCAAATTACGAGCCGCCCACACCTACGAAGTATTTTGTGTTTGGAAGCCCTTATGTATGGTTGGATGGTGATACACCAAACAGCGAACAAAAGGTTTATTCTAATACAGATTGGATACTTACTATTGGTGAGGTGGAAGACCCGTTTGTGTTTGGAGCTAGCCATGTTTGGTTGAATGAAATTACCAACACAGGTACACAAGAAATCACAGCTCGTCCAGAAATATATTGGACGCTTGAATAGGAAGTTTTTAGCTTTAATTGTACTTTTGTTTACGAATAATTGATTATTTACTAAAATTTTAGAACAATGGCAAAAGCAGCATGGTTGACCGTCGCCCCGATGTCGGGAACGGGCAACGCGACAATTACCAACACAGGTACAGTTCACACAGGTCGTGAACAACGTACCACAACCGTAACCGGAACTGCTACTGGTGTGTCCCCTAATAAGACATATTCGGTTATCCAGAAAGCAAAAGCAGAATTTGTTAGCTTTGACAACGGAGCTGAAATTTCTGTTGCAAAAACTGGTGGTTCCTTGACAATTACAGGTAAGTCCAACTCCTCTAAGTTGACGTTTGCCCTTTTGGATTTGACCGATGACGGTGATACTCCAAACGTGGTAGAGGGCGGCTTGAAGTTGACATTGCCTGAAAAATATGATGCGGGCGGTGCATCCACTACCAATGCGACAGCAATTACAGGTGACCCCGGTGCGGCTGCCGAATTTGCTTTCAGCATTACATTCACTAACATTGCAGCTAATACAACTATTAACGAGTTGACAGCAGCATTGAAAGTGACTGCAAATGGTGGACAAACAGCCCAAATCGCTATCAAGCAATCTGTAGGAGACCCAACATTCGCATTCGGTCAGGCTACTATTACTCTGGAAGCTTCTGGAGCCGCTGTTACAAATACAGTTGTTTCTAACACTTCTTGGACGTTATCATAATGGCTACCAACAGGTTGAAGAAAGCGAAAGCAGCACAACCCCTCTCCGGAGGGGTTGCAACTGTTGCATCAGGCGTTAACGACGGCTTTGACAGACAAATGACTGTAACCGGAAGGACGACTGAGGGGGCACCTATACAAGTGTCCTCTTTTCAAATTGTTCAACCCGGTTTAAGAGAGCCATTTGTGCCCGCTGATAGTAACGAAGCGTTACAGACTGCTGATGGTGAAGATTTTGGAGTATTAAAAAGTTAGGAGAGCGTTATGGCATACAAATCTAAATTTACAGGAAAGCAGGTTGATGACCTGTTAACCTATGTCCAAACTATGCAAGACAGCCCGGAGGGTGTGTTGGCAAATGTGACTGGGCAACAGATAATTGATAAAATTAACACCGTTATAGGCAACATTAAGTTTACGAAGTTTGTAGACTGTTCTGCTGGAGCGGGTAAAACTACATAAGTATGGACTATTCTTTTGCAACATCCAAGGAAGCTGCTGATACCGTGGGAATTACCCCTGATGATATTGGTGTACCTGCTAATAATTACGTGCGAAAGAAGGAGTTAGTTGCTACGGGAAAATTTGACGAGGAAGCCCTGCAACCCTATGGGGATAATGAGTTTGTATTGCTGAAGGATATTGCTACTGGTGCAGTAACGATTACTTTGGCTCTTAATTCAGACATTACAAGCCGGGGTACAGTACAAATCAACGATGGTACAGCCGGGGCAACAGCCACCGCATCTTTGGACGTTGGCGACCAAGTTTTAGCGAAGTGCAACTTGACTAACCCGGATGACGTGTTTGATGGTTGGTACAATGGCGATACTAAAGTAAGCAGTGAAAGAAATTACAGCTTTACAGCGACACAAGATGTTTCTTTGGTTGCGAAAGCTATGTATTTAGATGTATCACCTACATCTTTGAACTACACCCCGGTAGGCGGTGAACAAACTTTGACAGTAATAACCAACGTAAATAGTTGGACAGTTAGTTAATAAAGGAATATTATGGCAAAGGCATCATGGTTAACAATATCCCCAACATCTGGAAAAGGTAATGCAACTATTAGCAATTCCGCCCCGGATTTTTCTGGTAGAGTTTCCCGTTCCACTACGGTGACGGGAACTGCTACTGGAATATCAGGAAGTAAGACTTATACAGTTATACAGAGAGGAGCGGGAGAAACTATTATTATTGCGACACGTACCTGGAACCTGAACAATGTGGCTTCAGAAATTGAAATATCTGGTTCCAGCAATTCGCCAAAACTCACATTTTCTTTAGTTAATGCTACTATTCCAATTGAACTACCAACTTCCTACGTAGCCGATGGGAAAACGACTAGCAATGGGGCTAACATATCGGGAGACCCCGGTGCTAGTTATTTGTATAATTTTTCAGCTACGGTGAAAATACCTGCTAATAATGTAGGGGCAAGAACTGGGGTAGTGCGGGTATCTGGTCAGGATGCTAATGTTTGGCTGGATATTACATTCAATCAGGCTTCAGCGACCTTTACGGTTAATTACCGTGCAGGCAATTATATACAGAGTGTTAGCCCAACTTCACAGACTGTTAACTATGGCGGTGCGGCTGCAAGTACGGCGGTATTAATGCCAGAAACTAGCGAATACAGATATGAGTTTGACGGTTGGTATGAGGGTTCTAATAAGGTCGGTTCTTCGTTAGCGTTAAGTGTAAGTAATATTACATCATCACGCACATTTGAAGCCCGTGCGAACCGCATAAGCAAGGCGGTGAATATTACCGTTCAACTGGATAGCTCAAGTACTGGACGAGGAACTGTGACTGGTGGTGGTTCTTACACTATTGGTTCAACTGCTACCGTGAAATGTACATTGAATAATGCGAGCGATGTGTTTGGCGGTTGGTATGAAGGAAGCACTAAAGTAAGTTCTGACGCTACTTATGCGTTCACCGTAACGGCTGCACGCACATTAACAGCTAAGATTCTATATTTGGACGTTACCCCAACTGAATTGAATTACGATGCAGCAGGTGGTTCCGCTACGTTAACAGTGAGCACAAATGTGGATAGCTGGACAGTAAGTTGACATGAGATTATTACGGGGAATAAAATTTGAGTATTTTTATTCCCTGAAATAATTTAGTAAGCAAAATTTTAATTGAAAATAATATGGCGACGAGTGTTTATTTTAATGGAAAATTAAGAACTCTACCCGGTGTGTATTCTACAATCACTTCGGGGGACAGCACTGCATCACGGTCGTTGGATTATGGCACAGTATTAATTATAGACACTGGCGTGTACGGTGCTGGATATGGCGGGGGTTCCGGCGTAAACGGTGAGTATCAACAGGGTCTTGATACCGTGTACGAATTTGACGATTTAAACGATTTCCGCGACTTCGTAAAAGGTGGAATGTACTGGAAATGTGCAGAAGCGTTGTGGAAACCAGACCCTCAAAATGCGGATGCAGTTGGTATCAGTAAGTTGCTGTTTGTGCGTGCTTGTACAACGAAAGCAGCTAAGATGACATTTACTGCAACAGGGGGCGGAGCAAACGGTGGCACGATGGTAATTAAGACCATTGACGAAGGATTGAATGCAAATGGTGTTACAGAAGAAATTGATGGAACTACCTACTTGAAAACTGGTTATGCGTTTACCGTAGCAGCCGGAACAGAAAATCCAGAAGCCATTGTAATGAGTTTGTGGAGAGGTACTTTCACAGGTCTTTATACAGACCCGGTTACAGGTGTGGAACTTTCGTATGACGAATTGACAGTAGAGCAAGCCACTCCAAACCTTATCTGCCAATCTCCAGAGTGTGCTACGATGGCAGAATTGGTGAACTGGGCACAAACAGATGAAAACTTTGGCGCTCGCTTCTTGCTTGATGACGAAACCGCCATCAAGGGAACAGGTGAAGTTAATACTTCTGATGTGGTAGAGGGTTACCAACTGGCAGCAGGTGGAACAGAAACTTATACTCCTAATACTGATTTGCAAAGTGTTCTTGGACAAATTGCTGACGTTGAGTATAACATCGTTATCACTGACCAAGTGGGTGCAAATTGTAGAAGTGCTGCAATGCAGTCAATTGTTGCGCATCGCAATACAGACGCTAAATTTGATAAGTTTGTTTATGTGGGTGCGTATGACAGCCGGGCAAACTTTGATACTTCTTTGGCTATCGCTCAACAGTATAACAATGCGTTTGTCTGTGTGGTTCACGGTGGTATCGGTACTGCTAGCGACATGGTTGCGTCTAAGGTTAGATGGTGGGGCGTATTCTACAACTTGTGTCAAGTAGTAGGACGTGTAAGCGGAAAACCGCCTTATGTACCTGTAACTAACAAGACCATCGGAGGTGACAAACTGCAAATGATACCTAACGAAAAAGAAATGGAAAAGGCTGTTAAAGCTGGACTTATCGTGGTTTATCCAAACCCGTATCTTCGTCGTTTTGTGGTATTGCAGGGTGTTACTACTTTGCAGGATAACAAACTGTTATTCAACAAAAAGGGTCAAAGTTTCAGCATCCAGTTCATGCGAATTTTGGCACAACTCAACAAAGAATGTGTGGTTAACGCCGAAATTGACCTATTGGGTGATGAAAACGGCGTAAACATGAATACACTGTCTAAAGGTGCGCTTGAAACATGGACAATCAATTTCTTGCAGACACGAGTGGCAACAGAAAATCAAGACAACTTGATTACTCGTTTCCAAAACGTTGTGGCAACACGGGTTGATGACTATTATAAAGTGACCTACGAAGTGGTAGTTAATAACGAAGTAACCAAGATATTCTTTACCGGGTTCTTGTTACGTAATTAAGGAGAAAAACTATGGCAAGAGGAAACGTTTACACAGCTCCGAAAGCGTTTATTAAGATAGACAACGAGGTAGCGGGTTATATCCGCAACCTCACGTTTTCCGAAAACGTACAAAGAGCAAATGTGCAGGGATTAGGCAGTCTAACCCTCCAAGAAGCCCCGGCGGTGGTTTACACGTGTCAATGGAGCGCTTCACAATACTTTGTGTCGTTCAATACTCCTATTATGAAAAAGATGCTAAAGAAGTTCGGTAGCATTGCAGAAATCAAAAATAGTTTAGTATTGGGTGATATTGCGTTTGACATTACGATGTATGCTAAAACAGTTAGCAGCGAAGATGCCAACAGCAAGCTCGTTACTGAAGTTGACAATACAGGCAATACAATCGCACGTCTTCAGGGATGCTTGCTTAACAGCCAGTCTTTCCAGTTGCAAGAGGGCGGTATTGCAGGTGTTGACATCAACGGTATTTATCTGGAACCAATTAGCACAGCAGGTTAACCCCTGCTGTCTTTAAATAAAAGAAGATTATGGTAAACGAAGAAGTTACAATGAACGTCCGGGGGCATGAATATCAAATCCCCTTTCCTAATGTAGGACAATTTTACAGAATTGAAGCACTTAAACAAAGCCTGTCTAAAGGGTTTTATAATGCAATGGTTATGAGTTCAACGGTTAACGCCGTACATGCTCTTGACATGATTGACATACAGGCTACGCTCGTGGTATTGTGCCCACAGATGATTGAAGACTTAAAAGTGAAGAACTTTGACGAGTTGGGTATTGCGGATTACAAATTAATTCGGGATGCGTACAATTCAACGGTTCTGCCTTTCTTTAAGGAAATTCAAGACCTGTTAAGCGGAAAAGAAGATGCGGAAGACGTAAAAAAGTAAGCACATGAAGAAAGCCGAGTTGATACAGGGTATCATCGGGTGGAATAAAAGATTTCCTTTGGACAGGTGGTGGAGAGCAAAACATAATATAGCTTTTATGTCGCCTGAACATAGGAAATCTTCTTTTTTATGCCAACTTATGGAATTTGAAGAAGATAAGTTGTTTTTAAAAACAGCCGCCCCAGAAGACCCCCTACAAAGATATATTCCAAATATTGGTGATATGTTTAAAGTGTCTGTTTCCCAGGAAGCGTTTTTGGATGAAGCTGAAAGGGAAATTGAGGAAATGCTAAAACAAGAAGGAGAAAAAGATGGCTGACGATAAAAGAATACGGGTAACAGCGGACACCACCCCACTAGACGAAATGCGACAAGCTGCTCGCCAGTTGTGGGATGATTTGAACGCTATGGAAATGAACTTTAAGCAAATCAATGATAATGCAACACAGGGTATAAGAACCCAGATTGATTTGCTAAAGGAGCGTAATGCCCTCTATGTACAATTTAACCCTAACGGTCAAACAAATGGTCGTACCCCGTACCAACCGAGCAATATAGACAATTTAGACCCTAATACGGGGCGAACAGTACCCGCCCGTCCAAGTGGGCAAATCACACCGGGTTCTGAAAGTAGGAATTTAGACCCTACGGTATTTGAGAACCAGTTGGTGACACTGGACAGGATATTAGATGCAGTTGGTAGAATAGCCGAAACTTTAGAGCAAGAACAGAGAAACCAAAGCAACGGTATTTTACCGGGTGGCGGGGGTGGTTCTACATCAGTTCCGCAGCCTACATCAGTTCCGCAGCCTACACCAACTCCGGGCGGTAAGGACGGCGGTTTATTTGGCGGCAAAGGGATACCGACAAGTCTACAAGGGTTAATGAGTTTGTTGCCTTATGGAGCTGCACTTTTTGCCGTTGGACAAATGTTGGGGCAGCAGGCGCAATATGAAACGATGCAGTATGGAGCGCAAAATGCGTTTCAACGCCAAAATAATGAGGGGAAACATTGGTTGCTTAATATGGCAACCTTTGGAATAAGTGGGGCTGAAGCCGACAAGCAGGAAGTCGGGCGTATGGCTGCACAACGTAACGACAGAGTATTAAGAGAATATTCGGCACTATTTAATACCAGTTACGAGGAGAGCTTAAAACGCCAAATGAGGGGCGGTTTTAGCGATAATTATGATGCCCTTATAAGTAACATGTCAGGTCGCAAAACGGAAAGCAACAGCAACCTGATTTGGAACCCCGAAACCAATAAATTTGAATATGTTTATACCGGGGAAAAAGATGCGAAACAGGCTGCAAATGCAGAATCGGGAATTACGCCAGAGGAATTTCAAAATTGGGCTTCCCGTGTATTGGGGCTAAACTTAACCGAATTTGCTGAAAAGATTGTAGGGTTGTCACGTTCGGGGGCTAAAGGTAGCAATACAACAGAGGAAGATTTGCGCCAGTTGTTGCTCGCTCAACGAATAAGAGGGTTGAGTGATAGCCAAGAAGAGGACGTGTTACGTACTACTCGTTTCCGTAGGGGCGAAAGTGGTTTGACGGGTGCAGGTGTAATCCAAGCGTTTGACACTAACTTACAGAAGCGATTTGAGGGGCGTGCTGATGCCGAACAATTAATATCATCTACCCTACCAGAATATCTTGACCAATTTAATCGAATAGGGGAACGCATTTTAGACCGGGTTGGTTCTATTAATACAACCAATGTTGTTCGTTCCATGACGAGCATACAGAACGCCACAGGAATGGAAGGGCGTCAGTTGGATAGGGTACAAAATGCGTTGATGGGGGTTTCAATGTCGCAAGATGATGTTACGCAGGCGTTACTCCTACGTACTGCTCGCCAAATTGATGATGCGAATGGGGGTAAACGTAATTTGTCCGACTTGCAAGCGATGATTGAAGATATGCCTAACGACCCCAAATTACAAGAACAATTTTTTGAGCAGATACGCAAAATGACTGGGGGCGGTGAGCAGATGCGCCACGTATTAAAAGCCATATTTCCGCAATTACAAATGTCGGATATTATTGATGCGGATTTAGGCAAAAAGACAGGGGCTGAACTGTTTAGAAGAGGAAGAACGCAGGGTGGTCAATATTATGAGGGTAATGCAGAAAGTAAAGTTGGAGCACAAGAGCGTTCAACTGCTGGAACTACGAACCGACAGATGGTGGATGGCTATGCCCGTGTAATGGGTGGAATGGAACAGTTAAAATCCATTTTAGAAAGTATTGAGAAGCCAATACCCGTAATGATATACGGGGATGAAGCTGATAGAATTATGGAACAGTTAAAAGGATTTTCTGACATGTTGCGTGATGTTCCTACTGCATTTAGAAGGATATTACAGACATGGATGGATGCTACTGAATAATATATGGCTGACGACAATAAAAATACAGTACCTACCTCGGAATATGAATTTACCGAGTTGAATGGCAAGAAAGTTGATATGGCAGATGCTCCTGATGTGGTAGCCTATTACGAAGAAAAAGGAATTTGTGATAGCGACTTTACAATGGAGGATTTTTACAACTCTACCGCCGGGGGGCGCACCAATATAGAAAGAATATTGGAAATGTACACCCCGGAGGATAAAGAGAAGTACAAAGAGGGTATTGACCTTGAACAACCGCCGAAGATTAAATATGGTACTCGGCTTGTGTTTCCTAACAAGGGGATAGAAGTTGAGTTGCAAAAGACGATAGGTGCAGATATATTTATGAAGCAACAGGAGTTTAATGCTTTTTGGACGGAGTTGCAAGACAAGATAATGACGGATGAAAATTATGTACCCTTTAGCGACTTTACTGACACTAATGGTAGCCGAGCACAAAATAAACGTGAGCGGGATAATATAGGGCATTTGTTTAAATCCAAGCATTTAGAAATTAAAGTCTGGGTATATGTGCGTGCCTTAAATAAGATAATGGATATCAGCCCGTGGGTGCAGGCTTGCACTACCAACAAAGACAAGGGGGTGGGAACATTTACCATTGAGGTATTACCCTCGGTAAGTTTGGAGCCGACAGCTTATGCAGATGAAATTGTAGAGGAATTTAGTATCATTAATAATAATTATACTTTAACTCGTGATTGGTTTACTTCTTTTGTGCAGTATAACGATTTAGTGTTTATCCGTTTTGAACGGTTACGCATGGAAGAAGACGTGGATAAAAATTTAGGCGGGCAGCTTAATCCGCAGGTTCAGCCCTCTTCCCTAAATACTGATGTTATATGGGATATGATGGGGCTAGTGGATAATGTGAATTTAAGCATTAATACATTGGGAAATGATTATGCAGTTACTATTACTGGGCGAGATTATACGAAAGTGCTTGTGGAAGATGGGAGCTATTTTATTCCGTTAAAGTTTGTAGAAGGAAGCCCGGATAAGTGGTTTTATGGAGGAGACCCGGAAAGTGATTGGTTTAAGCGCAACATGGTGACTGGAGCTTATGATTATTACTTTGCGTTGGAGTTTCAGAAAATTCGTTCTTATTTGTGGTTTGTTATTAATCAGTTGTCTAATATTGGTATCGTAGATAATTCGGTGTTTGCCAGTTGTGCAAAAGTGACAAAGAAATACGGTATAGAAACAGGCGATAGCCGTTATGCGAACTTGATTGGTGATGTGAATGGTATATGGCAGATGATAGAGTTGTTTGTTGATGATAACTTGAATGACCGCCGGGTGGTTGACCGTTCCCTAGCCAATCCAGAGGGCACATTGCTAGACCTGTTTAATAAGATGTGTCAAGACCCCTTTGTAGAATTTTGGGGTGATACATGGGGCAATGGCTTCCAAATGGTGGTACGACAGCCACCGTTCACTGCTCAAGCGGTAGAAGCTATTATACAGAATGACAAGTATTATATCACCATAAATGCAGAGGATATTTTTGCGCTTAACCTTGCATACGATGACCGAGCTTATGCGTGGTACAGACTGATGCCCCAAAATGCGATGTTAGGTAATTCACAGTTTTCATCACTTGCATTTGTGCCTATTATTTTCTTTGAGCAAATGTGTAAAGTGTACGGAAATAAGCGGTGTATAATTAACGATATATATTTGTCAGAAAGTTATTTACACGCCGACCAGAAAGAGGGCGAAAAAGCCCTTAACACTTTGTCACAATCTTTATTGAATGACTTATTGTTTGTCGTAGAAACTTCTGTACATTTGCCATTCACTCGCAAGGGTACAATAATGATAAATGGTGACCGCCGAATAAAAGTGGGCACATTTGTACGTCTAGCCCCTACGAATGAGCTGTTTTATGTTACAGCAGTAAGTAACAGTGCTACATTCTCAAACGATGCAGTAGACCGCACTACGACTATAACTGTGGAGCGTGGCATGATAATGGATTATATACCCCGTAGCGGGGAATATTCTTATTTCAATATTGCTAATATTGAGGGCATGAGGGAAGAAATAACCACCCGCAATAAAAATAATAATGCGCAAGCCGGAAGCGATACTGCTACACCATCAAAATTTGGAATTAATGATGACCAGTTTGAGTTCTTTTTAAATAGACAAATGTTTAAAGATAAAGAAGATACAGAAAATGGGTAGATTTGTACGAAATAGAAGAAAGCCGGGTGTAGCACCTTTGCAGAAGCCCGGTACTATCCAACAGACAACCGGGTTTGGTTATGTTACCATCCCGGAGGGTGTTGACCGAAACAAATACGTTGAAATGTGTTTCCGTAAAAACCGGGTAACAATTATAGACGATTTGGCAGGTAATGTCATTCATGACTGTTATATTAGCAAAGAAGTGTTAGCTAATATAGAATTTCCGTTGGAGGTAGGTGAAAAAGGGATGCCCGTAGTTTGGGTTTCCCAAACGATGCAAACTGTACCGATGATTATTGGTTCTCTAACTGGGTATAATAACGTAACACTTCGCAGCGATGCAGAAATACAATTTTCTAAAGTTTGGGAAAAGGGTGAAGTAAGCATACGGGGCGACGCTAAAGATGGCTCACTTACTATTTTAGTACGGGGGCAAGAATTTAGCCGTATTAAGATTGCGGCACTGGGTAGCGAAGATAGCGTGTTGGATGTATATAGCAATGGCAATATAGACGTTACAGCTAATAAAGATATTAACATAAAAGGCTTTGAAAATGTGCGTGCTCATGTGTTGGATGCTGCTCTGGGCAATTTGTCGGGTTTTAGCGTGAATAAGGAAAGTTTGACGGTAGAAGCGAACTATGGTGAGGGAGATGATAAAGACTTTACCAAAACGACTGTAAACGAGCAAGGCTTTACGGTGGAAACTAAAGTGGGTGAAACAGCCTATAAACAAACCGTGAGCAGTGCCATGGACGAAACCACTTTCCAGGACTGCACCATACGAAAGGAAGAAAACAAGCTGACAATTCAACAGGGGGAAGCCATTATAGAGTTGAATAATGGGAAAATTGCTATTATTAATAATGGAACAGGATTGAATGAATTGCTGACAAAAATCGTTGATGCTATTGCGACATTAACTGTGTCAACAGCCGTCGGACCGAGTGGTACACCACTTCCCCCAACTATACAGAAAACAACCGAGTTAGATAGTTTGTTACAAAAATTCTTTAATAGATAAGATTATGGCACTACAAAAAGAAGCATTAGCACAGTCAATTTTAGCGTTGATGACACAAATGCGTCAAGAAACAGAAATTGATGACAGTAAGTTTGCAAATGGATTGGCAGATGCTATTGATACTTTTGTTAGGACAGGTGAAGTTCCGGCAGGTATTCCAGTTTCTACCACTGGGTCAGCTACTGCACAAACAGGAGCTACGACCGCTCCCGGCACAATTCAATAATTATTTGCTATATTTGTGGAAAAATTTTAGATTATGGCAGATTTTATAACAGATAGGTTGAAGAGCATGATGAGCATGACACGCTCAATTGGAATAGAGGCGATTAGTACCCTTTATCCCAATGACTTTGAGGTGTACATGGTCGCTTTGGAGCTTACAGATAGCCAAGATAACATGATTGACTATTTGGTTTTTCCTATTTTGCCGGATTCGATAACTAAAGTAGAGCCAACCCGTACAAATATTAAAAAGTCTCTGTCCGGTGTGACAGTACTTACTAACCAGTCTTTCACGCCCCAAGAAATCAATATCAAGGGGTCGTTTGGTAGAAACTTTAAAATATTACGGGGTAAGCAGTCAGGTTCAGGCTTTAGCGTTAATGCGGGGAAGTATGACCTGTTTAGCATTAAATCAAAGTTGGCGTTGAATTTAAACTTTGGGGATTTTGATTTAGGCATAAAGACAGGATACGGGGTTATAAAGATATTGAAAGCAATGGCAGAAAAAAGTGTCGGGCTCGGTCCGGATGGAAAGCCAATGCGTCTGTATTTTTATAACATGGCACTCGGGGAAAGTTATTTGGTTGCTATACCGCCGAGCGGGGTACAGTACAGCCAAGATATATCTAAGAATATGATTTGGAACTACAACCTGACGATGATGACGCTTGCACCGCTGGAAGCCGTGCAAAGCCGGGCGAACCGTAAATCATCACTTACTGACACTCTATTGCCGTCTTTAGTACAAACAGGTGTTAGTGAATTAGCCGGGGGAGTAGAAAAAGCCACTAGAGGAATAAGGAGTGCAATATTATGGTAGAAGCGATACAAAAATTTAAAGACTTAACCGGGTATAATAT